ATGATTATTTCTCCTCATTAATTATCTACAACTAAAATGTATATATTTTTAAACTGAGTGTCAATTGTTTTTTTTACGTTTATGCTTTTTATCGATATCCATATAAAATTTCTTTGATGATTTCCTTGAGTCCGTAAGATCAACATCATTTAATTTGATATCTATAATAGATACATGCACAACATGCCCAGAAATCCATATTTCTTTTTTATGATCTTTTTCAAATCCACAATCTTCTAAATAAATGTCCCATGCTTTTTGAGATAAAAATAAATACCTTGGACCTATATCTGGCTCAGATAGCCTAAAGTGAGGGTCTTCAATAATTATTAGGTTACTACTACAGGCACGCTCTCTCAATCTTTTAATTGATTCTACAGACAGACCTTCAGTCATTAGGAATTATCAGCAAATGATATTTACTATCATTGAGATCACCCGCCGGGATACTATGTTCATAATGAGTTATTTTATTGATATTTATAAAATTTAACATATTTCTTCTGGAATCAAAATAAAACCTTAAATATGCTTTTGAAAGAACAATATCCTTCTTCCCCCACTGACGCCATCCATAAACGTTAAACCCTATAAACACTACATATAACGCAGCCTGTGCATATATCCCTCGTGTGAAGTCTACAGACAGCCACAAGACATTGCATAAGCCCCATACAAGGAATCCATACTTATTCTGTCTACTGTTTAGATAAGTTCCAAAAATTGTCGAGGCAGTCAGTAGCCATGTGAAAATCGTAAAGCTATTCATGACTTAATCCTTTGGTTTCTTTATAGCTATCATCTCGTGCCAAAAAGGCAGCGATTCCGGTTTTCCATCATCAAGCTTATAATCTAGAATTCCATATGTATCACAATTTACGATTCTCACGCCTTCCTTACAAGACCAATGCTTTTTTAAAAATTCTATAACCATGTTATCCGTATACAATACATAAACAGACCCTATGGAATCTAAAGACAAAACGTCGCAATCTTTGCAAAATAAACGATATTCAGTTCCCATATTCAGTAATTATCCTCCATCATTTATCTTTTTTTTCTATATTAGAAAATGTACAACCAACACGCACAATGGCTAAAAATATCAACAATAACATAATGACAACTGTATTCTCAAATGTCATCATTCTTCTTCCCCTTCAAATTGTTCGGACTCTTAAACCGCTTTCCTTGCAATAGATAAAACATTATTTTCTCTTTCAGTCATTGTCATTTCCATTCTATTAGCCATATACTCCACCCAGAGGGCGTAAAGATTAACTTTAATGTTTTCTTTTAAAAGTGACGCCCTCTAATCATCAATCTTTCCTCCACTTATAATCTTACCTATCGATTCTAGCTGCTCAGCGCTCAATCCCTTACATGCTTCTGTCAATTCATTAGTTCCATTCTGCGTTATATCAATATCAACCTTAGCCTTCACCAGGAAGTACGGCAGCACAGTTGTACAATAGAGCTTTAAAGACGTTTGGTTGCCTGATCTAGCCTGAGTACCAAGCATCTTAACAATAGCCTGGGCATCATCCCAGTTATCTTCTACAAGGTTCGTAGTAAGCTTAACTCTAAAGTCAGCTGGCCTACCATTAGCATTCCCACCAGAAGCTTTCCAACCCTCACCTTTAACAAAAGTCATTATTTCCAATCTCTAGCTTAGAGCTAGTTAATCGCTAGTTAACTAGAACAAAAAGTATATGTTTTGTTAAGATAAAACTAGTCTTGTACCATATCAAGATATTTATCAAGCACCTTCTCTTCAACATATTTGTCAATATATTCAATAAGTTCATCCATTAAAGAAGTCTGCTTTATTTCGAAATCTTCCTTTAAAAGTTTCCTGGTATAATAATCCACAGACATATCAACTGTACCCATAGTATATCTTGAAAAAACATCCATAAATCCATCATCATCTTTAATGCTCATTAATCTAAGTCGCTCCTACCAATAAAATATATTCCATAACATCAGATAAATTAATTAACTTTTCAATATCTTTCAACCCACCCATAGAACCATCAACAGACAAAATTATTTCCATATCATCAGGAAAGTCTTTGAGAGCCTCGATTAATTCCGCTTTAGTAAAGTTCAATCACTATCACTCCCTTAGGGTATTCTTTACCAGGATTATAGACACTGATATCCATAATATCTCCCATACAATATTCCATAATTTCATTAGGAGGACTCCCGACCATAACTGGTGTATCATTATCTAAGCCATCCATAGCTTTTATAAGTTCCCCCTTAGTCATAACGCCCTCACAAAACAAACACTATACACTTGATTATTATCAATTTTCTTTATTAACGTCATCTATTTTATCCTTTTCTTTTAATGGTTTAAAGTTTTCTTTTTCATCTAAAAATATCTTACGTCCAATCTCTTTAAAACGTTCTATCTTGTCACAAAATTCTTTATCTACTGCCATATAATAAAGATGTCCAAATAGTTCAAAATCAATTCTTAAGGTTAATTCACCATTTTCATTGGAAAAATGAATACAATGCTCCATACCAGCAAGTGGAGTTAATCCGTCAGTGTCACCTAAATAAGGGCCAACAACAAACACGGTACGCCTTCGTCTAGCCATTAGCTCTTCATAGGTATAATAATCCTGAACCACTTGTAGGTGCTTACGTATGTAAGGCTTAACAAGCTTTTCATATTCATCATCAGTCATATCAAAAAGAAGGGTCATAATTTATGTGCTAAGTTATTAATTTTATAATGAATACTCTTAATTTCTTGTTCCAGCAAAGATACTTTTGCAATAAGCTCTTTAATATTTTCCCTATTTTCACATTTTATTGCTAGATCTTGAAATTTATAAAGTTGATCCTGATCATACTCAATAAGATTTTGCAAATGCTGAAACAATTTAGTGAGCTCGTAATAATCTGCACCTTCTTTATAACTAGCATTTTGACAAAGAAACGATTTTATTAAATTAATCGTGTCTATCATGTTTTTATTAGATTTTATATAACTTCTCATTTTCTACTAAACTCCACCTCTACACCATAATCATCTTTTAACAATTGCTCAGCAACCTCTTCAACAGGATTGTTATTGCCCAGCAAGGAATGAGACACATACCCCAACATAAAAAGCAGCATAATCGCCATAGCAACAAGAATTTGTAAGCTTAAGTTATTCAATGCACTGTCCCTCCATGTTCGTTATCAATCAAATAAGAAAAACGGTTATGAAGAATTTCGATAGCACAATAAATATCTCTTGTTTCATTACCATCAATGACTTCGCATATCTCAACAACCAAATTAACAATAGAGTTTCGATTTTCCTCAGGAATATGGTCCGGGAGCATATCATATAATTTATCTTTAAAGTGATCTATGTGTATCTTATCATCATCCATTCAATTAACTCCCATTACTTCTTTTTCTAATTTATCAAATGAAATCTCTGCCAACATCCTGAAAGCTCCAATGAAAGAACTTCTCTTTGGAGACTTTCTAGTCGTTTTTAAATGATCCTTCATCTCCTGCATAAACATATTGAATGAATCAAATAACAAACATTCTAAATCACAATCTGTATCGACACCTTTGTTTTTTTCATAATTAGCCAATATATTCAACGCATATGTTAATGACTCATGTTTTGCAAATATCGTTTTCATAAACTCAAACCTTTGTATATTATGTATAATTAATTATTTTTTCATCATATATATTGCTTTACATACCTATAAAAGCACAATTGTTTTACACAAGCAAGACATATTTTTAATTGAAATACAATAATACAATCTAACGTATGGATTCATTAGAAGACCATAGAGTGGCCTTTGGGATCGTTAACCATGTTGGAGACCCAAAACACATCAAAGGCCATCAGAGAGTCTTATTTAGAAGAATGAGGGTATATCCTACCTGCCTCCTTACCATCGGGAGACTTAATAACAATTACGGGTATAGCCAATTCATTCATAAAATAACCAAATCCTAAGAAGTCATTCGTGGAGATATGCTTAGCAAACCAAAGGTTAGGCGATATGCAGCTAATTTCACCATTGATGTTACGGCTAATCCCCATAGGCTTAATCCAACTAATATATTTGGCCTTACCCATTTTATCTAAACACGTATGCTTAAACTTTAAAATTATAGGGTCTGGATCAGATATGGGCTCTAGGTCAAGGTAAATCACGTTAATTCTATCTCCTGTTGTGTAATGGCCTTCGGTTATTTTGATGATGGTGTCAGGCTTTGCAGCCCATGCAAGGTTAAGTTTGAATTTCTGGACAGTTTCACCCATCAGATACTTGGATGAAAGGATAAGGCTGCAATAGGCTTGCCACTTTTCAAGGGAAGACCCAAACACATCCTTGTAGGCAATCGACAGATTCTCAACTGTGGACTTGGTAGGGGATGAAGATAAATCACACTGAGTTACCCGCCTCCAGGTGTCGATCATCTGGCTCACGATGTCCACCGACGGATCTGGCTGTTTTGTATTCACATCCACCTCTATTTTAATCTCTTCTTCCTTAGGCTGTTCTGGCTGCCCTGAATTCGCTAGAGAGAGATAGAGAGAGAGAGGTATTCTTTGTAATGTATTCTCTGAGGGGCACTCCTCAGCCTTTGTTTCTGCGGGTGACAGAGGTTCCAGAGGTTGACTTTTACAACCCCGTAGAGGTTGACTTTTACAACCCCGTAGAGGTTGACTTTTATCAACTTCTGAGAGGTTGACTTTTGTGACATATAAGTCATTTTTAAAGGTTCCATCTCGTATCTCTTTAACAGCACGGTAATCTCTTAGATAGAATGTCTGGCGAGTAATTCTATCAAAATATGAAAGGTAAGGCTTCCCTTGAAAAGCTCCTAACTCACCATGGGTCTCTTTAGCGGCACGATATAAAGATTTGCTTTTATAAGGGGTGCATATGATTTTTAAAGCTTTCCATAATATAGTACGTTCTAATTTCAATTCTTCACTTAAACTATCGCCCTTTCTATAAAATGGATTGCCACAAGGAGACATGAACTTATAAAAGCCCAATGGCTTCTTCTGGAATCGATATTCAAGGGCACAGAAAAGCTGGGCAGCAGACTTTGAACCTAAGGTTTCAATAATATGCATCTCATATTTAAGAAAGGAAGCGGGCATAGATTGTTTAAGTCTTTCGGCACGAAGGGATTTAGAGATGGGAGACGTAATGTCGCACGGACTAATAGATTTGACAGGCTTTATAAGACGGAGAGCCACAGGACATGACCTTTCTTGCTATGAAAGCAAAGTTAAAAATGACAAAACTTCTTGACATATCTAACTTAGTATAAATGCATGCCAATATGAAATAGGAAAATTTTATAATTATTGAAATAAAAATGTTGCTTATTTAGAAGCTTTAAGTTATAAACGAATAATTATGAGGAGCGCGTTCGGGTGAGATCGTTTCTCCCCAAAAATACAAAAAAAATCAAAGGAAACAATATGACAGGCAAAGTTAATAGAAGATATAATACCATATTAAGAATCATGAGAGATCACCTAAATGTGACCCTTCATGAAATAAGGCATAGCAATGGTAGCATTATAAGAGGAGCAAGCTTTTACGAAAGAAGCCTACGAGATCCACTTCTTGAGACTGCATTGGCAATTGCTGAATCTCTAGAGGTTAAACCTGACTTGCTACTCTATTCATTTGGAATATTACCTAAAGAAGACAAAGAGATAATAAAAAGTGACCCATTTTTCTATATGGAGAAAATAAAGAAAATGTGCAATAATCATGATAACCGTTATGGTAAGGAAGACGTGGACTTATATAGTCTTAACGTTACCAGGGTATCCGATTATATTAGGTTAAATAGAAGGAAAAAGGAAAGTGTCACTAAATAGGATCATTAAAGCTTTAATGTTAACAATTGCCACTTCCACGGCAGTATTGGGAAATGAAGGATTGCATGTCGGCATTGATATTGGACAATCATTTACACAAGGAGATATGGTACGGAAATCAGGAGATCACCTAAGGCACTCTTCGAACGCAGGAAACAAAAACGGGAATGTTGGCGCTTTCATTGGTTATAACCATCTCATACAAGACACACCATTGTTTGTTGGATTGGAATTTGGTGTTCAAAACCATAACTTAAAAATTAATAAAGAAGAGCATATGGTGCGATACAGCACAATTGCAAAGACAAACAATTCTTTCACCGGAGTTGGTAAGATTGGCATTATTATCAAAGACTTAATGGTTTTTACAAAATTTGGATTAGTTAAAACGAATTGGGACTTACAGTTTAAAACTAATGCTGGTATGGGTCCCCCAACTACCAATAGGGTCAAAACTAATGAATATGGCACAATATACGGCTTTGGTGTAGATTATAAGCTAAATACCAATTGGGGAATTGGGGTTGAATATACTGTAAAAACATATTCTAGCCTAAAATTAAAGAGTTCTGTAGGGATTGTTACATTTAAGCCTACAATTAACACGACAAGCTTTAGATTGATGTATTCGTTCTAAAAACAAGCACTTCGATATTTGTAGTGGTTTGTTATTTCAGTCAACTAACTACGGTATTCGAAGTGCTTTTAATCTTTCTTCTACCAAATCAATGCCTTCCTTAGCACTCCTGCATATATAATATGGCACATTCTTTGTGTAGCACCATTCCTCAAACATCTTCTGGTTATCTGTTTGTTTGCCTTTTACGGTCTTAAATTCTATAAAGAAACTATCCTTGGGACTCATAAAGCAATAATCAGACACGCCAGATATCTTCCCCATATGCTTTTGCTTCAGATCAAATGAGAAGTTCTTACGTGCCGAGGGAAGGAATTCATTGGCAATATGAAACCATATATAGGGAAACTTGCCAGTCAAGGTCAATTGCCTCATATGGTTGGCAAATTCAACGCATATCTTCTGTTCTTCTTTAAGGGAATCGTAAGGAACTGATCTATTAGGAAGCAGAAGCGAAAAGATTTTTTTGTTCATAGAGTTCTAACTGTTTCTTTAAATTGAGAATTTTATTAAGCCAATCATGGAATTGAACGCACTTTGGCTCTTCAAACGCTAAGCACCTCTTATCACCCCAAACAAGACATTTCCTATCTGGACAAACTTGCTTCAATTCTTCAAGAGCTTCCTTAGATGGAATGGGAAACACTGGAAGTGATTGAATTATAATAGAATCAATGTTTGGTGTTTCTGGTTCCTGGTGTGAGCAACTGCATATAGAGATCATCCCTACTAGGAGCAGGAGCGCTTGAAATTTCATTTTGAGCCTGCTGAATCTTAACAATCTTACTTGCACTATCTTTTACTCCTTCAACTTCTTTAGTTAAATGCTCATTCTGGATTTTTAAGGAAGCATTGCGCCTAATCAGATAAGAATAAACCAGAAAACCAAATGCTGTAACAACAGCATAAATCCTACTCCATGACCCCATAATGAATGATAACATATCTTATTAAATTTCCTTTAAAAATTAATGACTTAAAAAAATATAACATATTTTAATTTTATTGTTGACTGTTTAATTTGAAAGTGTTAAGTTTTAACTATGAGATAGATGGTTTTAAAGTGAAGTGTAAGATCAAGGGAGCTAAAGATGATAAACAATATGTCGTTAGAGAACAAAATCGGACAAAACATTTACGAAAAAGTCATTAAGCTATACGAAGAAATAACTAGCAAGAAGATGTTGCAAAATTGCAGTAGTTTAGATAAGAAAAAGATAGACATCATTTTTAATGAAATTAAATATGACGCTAATAGAATGAAGAATTATAAACAATGAGGCTTGATATGTACTACGCAATTGAACTTTATGAAAAACAAGATATGACAATCAGGGACGTCGAAAGGGATCATTTTAAAGACATGCTTGAGGATACGGTGCTTGATACAAATAAGAAGATCTTTGTCCACAAAGAGTTCTTAGCGGTCCAATGCGGAAAAATGATGACGGCATATTATTGTAACGAAGAAAAGCGAAACAATATGGTATCTGAAATCCTCAACAGAGGCTACCAGAGGGCTATTGATTTTCTTAATGGATTAGACTGAGGTTAGGTTGAACGTATTTCCTTATAAGTTGCTTGATAGATGGGAAGAGGAAGATAGACAAAAAGAAATAGACAGAGACCTTAATTGGGTTTTGAGTGATGGTAAGTTGATGTTCAAGCCTTTGCCAAAACAAAAAGTGAAGAAAATTAAATTAAATAGAGATAAAGACGGAAGATTTATAGGAGTTGAAGTTGAATAACGAAATTATAAATGAAAAACAAGAGTTTACGTTTAAAGGACAAGTAATTTCTCATGGAAAAAGAATGACTCCTTTAAAGGGAATCGTTTATGGGGATAATGGCGTTGGAAAGACAACATTGTTTTCATCATCTCTAAAGCCAATCATAGTTGATATGGAAGGTAACTGCTCCCATATTAGCTCTCCTTGTTGCCGGATAACGAAATATGATGATTTCATGGCGCTTATTACCTCTTTGCTTGCAAATGAACATGAATATAAAACACTTGTTATTGACTCACTAGATTCCCTTCAAACATTTATCTTAGAAAGAATGTCTCAACAACATACAACGCAAGAATTAAGTTATGGCAAAAGCAATGCAATTCTTGCTAAGCACATAAAGGAGATCGTGGGCGTCCTTGAGGCTTTGCAGAATAAGAAAAACATGAACGTACTATTTACTGCGCACTGGAAGGTCAAAACAGCAAATAACCCTATGGTAGATCAATATGATAGATATGACATGCGTATAAACGAAGAGATGCGCACTGGATTTTGTAATTGGGTGCAATTTATCTTTCTTGCACTCAAAGAGGTTGTCTTTGACGAGAACAAAGATGCTGTATTTGGAAAGAAAAAAGTTAAAGGAATGGAAAGGAGGGTGTTATATACTGCGGGAGACCCAACATATTATGGGAAAAATGTTTTCAATTTTCCGCCTAAAATGATGATGGATTGGACAGAGATAACAAAGAACGTTAAGAAATTTTACGATAATTAAATTTAAAAGAGGAATTGTTAAATGTCATTTAATTTTACAGTACAGAACGTGATAGACTTTCCAAATGGAAGATATAGGGCGCAAATTGATCATATGGAATATGTTGAGAGTGAGTTTGGAAATTATCCACTTGTTAATTTCAAAATGGTATCTCCTCAAGATTTTCAAGGGAGGGTTCTACAAAAAAGATATAATATTGAACATAATAACCCAACTACCAGGCACATAGCCATAAAAGACTTTAGCCACTTTTGCATTGAAATTGGAGGGGTAAAAGTAGGTGAAGACCCAACAGAGGACGATTTCCTTCTTAAAATTGTTGATATTGACATTGAAAATAAAAAAGGCAACGACGGACGTAATTATACAAATATCGTCAAAATTGAGAGCGCAGATACGAATAGAACTGAAAGCCATGTCGGTAGTTCGTTAAATTCTGCTGCAATACCAGGGTTAAATACATCAACCCAGTATGGGAGCATTACTGTACCATTGCAAGACCAGCCAATTTCTAACCAACCACTAAACGATGAGGTGCCATTTTGATTATTAAAACAATATTATATGTTCTTGGGTTTATTGCATTTCTTGCTGTGTCTTTTTATATGATTGATACCGCACAAGAGAAACACAAAAGGAAGCTTTTGGAAATGAACGAAAGTATTGATAGATGAAGTTTTCTAACGAAGGAGAACAGATATTAATGGACATGGAGGGGTTTATTGAGAAACCCACTCCTGACTTAGCAGGTCATTTAACTATTGGTTATGGCCATAAAATAAAGCCTGGTGAGAAGTTTAACACCATAACGAAAGGAACAGGTATATTAATATTACAAGATGACGTTAAACCTCTAGAAGATGTTTTAAACGGATATATTCCGACAAAGTTAACGCAGAACCAGTTTGATGCTTTAATTATATTTATGTTTAACATTGGACAAACAGCTTTTTTGAATTCAACAGTTTATAGTGATGTTAAAATAGGACATTTTGAGACTGCTACTATTCCATGGGAAAGATGGATTAACATAAGCGAATACGAAACAGATCCAAAGACAGGCGAAAAGAAAAGAAAGTTAGTGCCTGTTAATGGATTGATTAATAGAAGAAAAAGAGAAATAGAATTATTTAGGAGAAAATAAAATGAGATTGTTAAAAAATTTAGGATTTGGTTTTTCAGAATTTAAAGAAGAAATAGAAAAGGAAAACTCAGCAACAAGAACTCTATTAAGTACTTACATTTTGAATATGCAAGGTTTTGTCAAGCGTATTTCCCAGTTAGAAAAGAAAATTGAAATTCTGGAAAACGAGACAAAGACTCAAGACGATATCATTTTCGATATGCGAAAGAAAATAGAGAAGTTAGAAAAATCATCTTGGAAAGGAAAAAACAAATGATAAACGATGAACTAAAGATTTTAGAGGTTCCCAATATAAAGGGAAGGGATAAAATAGAAAGGGACGAAGTCGTAAAGATTCTCTTCGAACAAAGGAAAAACATAGAGGAGACGTTCACAGAGAACGAATGCATCAAAATGGACTTAACACATGGAGAGATCATCGGACTCAAGAGTACGGCAGAGTTTGGAAAGCTCAAGATAGGAGACCTTCCTGCATTAGACTACATAATAAGGAATGATTCTAAATACCAGAAGTCTAAAATTATCAACCTTGGCAATGTAGATATGCTTTTCAAAGAAATGGTATAAGATGCATTACGCATCCATAGTAACTATTGTTTTAACAATTTTAATAATAGTTATGAAAAACAAGAAAAGGAAACAGAGAAGGCCAGCAGCTGGGAATGTTTCTTTAATGAATAATATTGTTAAATTATCTAGAAAAAGGAGAAAATAAAATGATCGGATCTGAATTAAAAGGAAAGTATGTAATAGTTCGTGGTGTTAATTCTGGCGTATTTGCGGGTAAGTTAGAAAATATTGAAGGAATTGTAGTTAAATTATCAAATGTACGTAGATTATGGTATTGGGATGGCGCTGCGTCAACATCCGAACTTGCCATAACAGGACCTAAAAAGCCAGATAATTGCAAATTTCCACCAGAAGTTCCTACAATAATTGTATTAGACGCAAAAGAAATATTAGAAGTTTCGGATATTGCGGAAAAAGCAATCAAGGATGTAAAGCCATGGAAAGCTTAATAGTAAAAACTCTTAAAGACATAACCGGTTCCGGTGACGGTTCCGGTGACGGTTCCGGTTACGGTGCCGGTGACGGTTACGGTGCCGGCGACGGTTCCGGTTCCGGTTCCGGCGACGGTTCCGGTTCCGGCGACGGTTCCGGTTCCGGCGACGGTTACGGTTACGGCGACGGTTACGGTTACGGTTACGGTTCCGGTTCCGGTTCCGGTTCCGGTGACGGTTCCGGTTCCGGTGACGGTTATATAATAGAAAATTGAATATTAAAAAGGAGAAAATAAAATGGCATTATTTAGAACATTCTTTGGAAATTTATTGGTATCAAAGCATAAATTTATTAACAATT